TGGCAGATTAAGACCATTAGGTTCGCCCATTCGCGGCGGTGAAATTAAACATACTGGAATGATTCCATTCTTAAAGAAATGGTTTGCTGACTTGCGTAGTTGCAGTCAAGGTGGTATTAGAAATGCCTCAGCAACAGTATTTTATCCTATATGGCACCATCAATTTGATGACTTGATTGTATTAAAGAACAATCAGGGCACAGAAGAAACACGTGTACGACACATGGACTACGGGGTCGTCCTGTCAGCATTGTTCTGGCGCAGATTCAAAAACAAAGAAAACATCACCTTCTTTGACCCAAACGAAGTTCCCGATTTATATGAAGCCTTCTACAGCAACACACAGTTGTTCGAAGAACTCTACACAAAATACGAAAAGCGAAAAGACTTAAGAAAAAAATCAATGAGTGCCGAAGAGGTATTCAAAAGTGGAATACTAAAAGAACGAACAGACACTGGTCGTATCTATCTAGTGTTCATTGACAATGTTATGAATCAAGGTCCATTCGACCCAGAGTACCATACTATCTACCAGAGTAATCTTTGCTTAGAGGTTCTACTTCCGACAAAAAGTTTCAAGAAAATTGATCCAACTAGAAAATTGATTCGTGTTAAAAAGTCCAATATTGATGAGTTTATGAAAACTAAACCCACAGACATAGTTAAGATTAGGAAAATAAAATAGTAGGTAATAGTATTTCAAGTATAAATAAGAGTATAGGAAATACTTTTATGAAGAAATACATTGTCTATTGTCACACATTGAATGATAAGAAATACATAGGATATACAGGTAAAACAATGGAAGAGCGATTACAGGATCATATTGGAGAAGCATTGGAAGGAAGTGACAGACATTTTCATCGTGCTATCAATAAGTATGGATTTGTAAACATTGTGTCAGAAGTCTTAGCCGAAGTATATGATAAAAACGAAGCCAAAAAGTTAGAAGAAACATTTGTTGAAAAGTTAGATACTTTCAAAAACGGATACAATATGACGCACGGCGGAGATGGTGGTAATACCACTGAGAAGTATTCGGAAGATGAAATGAAAGATTTAAGTAATCGTAGGTCAATGCTACAATCAGGTATGAAAAATAGTCGTGCTAAACCTGATATTACTAAACAGATGATAGTAGATGCCGTAGTAAAATATGCTATTGATAATGGCAGGGGCGGTGATTACATTTTGCGTAAAGAGATAGAAGATGCTCTTAAGCAGGAGTTAAATGTTAGCCCTACTATTATGAAGCAGAGATTTACTAACGGTAGAACAGAACTGTTAGCAGAAGTAAATATTAAACTGAATAAGGTGGGGTTAGCGGAAGTAAAATATGATCCTTACTATAGAAGTGAAGACCATCGTAAGCAACTATCATCAGCAACCTCAAGTCATCGCTGGGCCACAGACGGCATTAAAAATATCAAACTTAATGCGGAAGATTTAGAAAAGTTCCTGAAAGAAAACAAGTCATACAAACAAGGTAGAACATTATGAATGAACAAATTAAACTACTTGCTGAACAGGCTAAAAAGTATGCTCTTGCTGCTATGATTAAAATCACAGACAAGGAACAAGCATTAAAGGCTTATTCTGAATCATATGATACAAAGTTCGCAGAGTTGATTGTGAGAAAATGTATCAACCGTGAAGAATTACTTGGTGCTATTGCCCGAGGTTGGTGTAGTGAAAAGAACTCACACAAAACTATGGATCCAGATTTGGCATTGGCTATATTTGATGAAGTAGAACAACAGATTAAACAACAGTTTGTAATCAAATGAGTAGTTCGGAAATCAAAGGGCTATACTTCTGGAGACAGAATCATTGGTTGCCTTGTGGTCTCAATATTAAAGAAAAACTTTGGTGGAGATTCATGCCTGGAGTTGTAGTCAATGTAGCGTGGCCAAAAGGACAAGTAAAAGTTGGTCCTAGTCATAGAGACGGATACTCTGGGTATGGACCCGAGTTTGAATATGTTGACAGTGCAGATCCCAACGACCACTATCGTCCTTGGTTGGAAGAACATATTGGCAAACAAGGCTGGGATTGGAACTGGGGCATGGCTGATCGGGATGCCACAGACAATCGCCTAACAATAAAGATTAGACAACGGCATGCCAAGTATGCTACATTGGCAGCAATAAAATGGAGTTAAAAATGAATATATTATACGAAGAAATAGAATGTTTACCAGACGAACTGGATGATGAATATGAATACTATGAAATTGACGAAGCGGAGGGCAGAGTGGCACTCTGTACTCTCGGAAGTATCAATTGGGGAGCCTTCCGTAATCCAGAAGATATGCGTAGGGCTGCCCGCATTCTGCACCGCAGTCTCAATAATATTCTTGATTATCAAGACTTCTTATCCATCCAATCAAAATTGTCAAACGATGAAATCAGACCACTTGGCATTGGAGTCACAAACCTCGCCTACTGGCATGCTAAACGTAATTTAAAATATGGTTCTTCAGATAGCTTACAAGAAGTTAAAAGTTGGATGGAACATCAAGCATATTATCTAACAGAAGCCACAGTTGAACTTGCCAAAGAACGTGGTAAATGTTTAGACAGTGACAAAACATATTATGGTCAAGGTATATTCCCTTGGGAACGTAGAGCAGAAGGCGTTAATGAATTAGCAGACTTTGCTCCTGAATTAGATTGGGAATCATTACGTACAGACATGAAACAATATGGAGTACGTAACGCAACATTAATGGCAATTGCTCCTGTTGAAAGTTCATCAGTAGTAATCAATAGTACAAATGGTATTGAATTGCCAATGAGTTTAATTAGTGTTAAAGAAAGTAAAGCTGGTAGCTTAACACAAGTTGTTCCTGAATATCAAAAACTTAAAAACAAATATCAATTGATGTGGGATCAACCTGACTGTATTGGTTATCTAAAAACGGCAGCAGTATTGGCAGCATATGTTGATCAAAGTGTTAGTACAAATACTTTCTATAACCCTGCCTATTATCCAGACCGTAAAGTGCCTACTACATTGATTGCTAAGAACTTAATGCAGGCACATTACTTTGGTATCAAGACCTTTTATTATAGCCTCGTGAGTAAGCAAGGTAGTAAGTCAGTTGAAGAACAAACACTACCGCCTAGTCAACTTGAAATTGTTGATTTTGATAATGAAGAGGATTGCATTGCCTGTAAATTGTGAATTTCCTGTAAACTATGATAAATAGTTTATGGAGACTACTATGAATTATCAACAAATATACGACAACATAATAAACAGAGGCAAAGCTAGAGTGTTAACTGAATATAAGGAAAGCCATCACATCGTTCCTAGATGCATGGGAGGAAATGATGACCCGATTAATCTAGTAGACTTGACACCGGAAGAACATTATGTTTGTCATTTGTTGCTAGTAAAATTAAATCCTGGGCACACGGGATTAGTTAGGGCTGCAATGTTTTTAACGTCATCAAACAATAACATAAAAAGAAATAATAAAATGTACGGATGGATTAAACGACAGTATTCTGAATACATGCGCGGCCCAAATAATCCTCAGAAATTAAATCCGCGCACCGGGGATCGCCATCATTATTCTGGCAAAAAAAGACCTCCGTCGTCTGAGTGGTTAACTACTACTGGTAGAAAGATTCTAACAGACAAGATGGTAGGTGACAAGAATCCCTGCGCCGGAGTCAGACCATGGAATCATCCCAGAGCAACAACTTATACTAAGCAGGTGTGGGCAAACGCAAATGAAATAAGAGCAATTTGGGAACAAAATAATAAACCATCATATTGCAAACTGTATTCGCTAGTCAACGGCAAAGCAGTCGGTAAAGATTGGGAAGCGATAGGGCCGTATATGAATATTGTAAAGTATTTTAGAAATGGCTGGATACCCGAAGAAGACGCACAATGGAAAGAATTTAATGTCAAAACAACAATATAACCTAACAATTAAAACAGACTATTTGAACAGAAAAATGTTCTTAGATCCAGCGGGCCCGGTTGTAATACAAAGGTTCGAAGAGGTCAAGTATAAAAAGATTGCTGACTTTGAAACAACAGCACGTGGATTCTTCTGGGTACCAGAAGAAATTAGTTTGACAAAAGATAGCCAAGATTTTAAAGACGCAAGCGATGCCGTTAAACATATCTTTACAAGCAATTTGTTAAGACAAACAGCATTAGATAGTTTACAAGGTCGTGGTCCTAGTCAAATTTTTACACCAGTTATTAGTTTGCCTGAATTAGAGGCGCTTGTTTATAACTGGACATTCTTTGAAACAAATATTCACAGTCGTAGTTATAGTCACATTATTCGTAATATTTATAATGTACCAAAAGAAGTTTTTAATACGATTCACGATACAAAAGAAATTGTTGACATGGCTAGCAGTGTAGGCAAATACTATGATCACTTACATAAAGTAAATTGCGAAGTTGAATTAGAAGTACCAGTAAAAGAACATCAGCATATTAAACATATTTGGCTAGCACTTAACGCAAGTTATGCGCTTGAGGCATTTCGTTTTATGGTTAGCTTTGCTACAAGTTTAGCAATGGTTGAAAATAGAATTTTTATGGGCAATGGCAATATCATTAGTTTAATTTTACAAGATGAACTATTACACAAAGAATGGACTGCTTGGATTATTAATCAAGTAGTAAAAGAAGACCCAAGATTTGCTAAAGTAAAAACAGAATGTGAAACAGAAGTATATAATATGTATATCGATGTTATTCGTGAAGAAAAAGAATGGGCAGATTATTTGTTTAAGAAAGGTAGCGTTATCGGTCTTAACGCAAATATTTTAAAAGATTTTGTTGATTATACAGCAAATATTGCTTTAAAAGATATCGGCATAAAATATAATCAACCAGCGCCAAAAACAACACCAATCCCCTGGTTCAATAAGCATCAAAACACTGCCAATAAACAAACAGCATTACAAGAAAGTGAAAGTACAAGTTATGTTATTGGTGTAATGAGTGATACTTTAAATTACGAAGAATTGCCCGATCTATGAAAATAAGATTTTTTGGTGATAGTTGGTATTGGGCTTGGTATCATAATAAAGATAAAATGAAGTCCAAACAATTTAAAAAATATTTAACTGAAAGATTTTTCAGAAGGGGGTATCAATTTAGAGGTGTGCCTGCTTTGGAAATGGCATTACACTACTTTGGATATGAATGTGAAAATTATTGTTTGTCTGGTAGTGATTTTTATAAAGTTACTGATGATATTTTAACTATTCCTATTTCAGATAACGCAAAATACAATGTAGTATTGTTTAGTTCATTAGTGCGAGATCCAAAAGTGTTTATTACTACCTATGATTTTAAAAATTATGATAATTTTATTAATAAATTTAATAATGACACAATATATTTATTGAAAAGAATTCAAAATTGGGCGGTAAAAAACAATCAATATGTTATTTTTGTAGGAGGACAATCCACTCTTTATAAATCTATTTTTAATCAAGCAGTTAATACAAAAAATATGATATTATTGAGTGAATGTATTACAAGCACATTGATGGGAAAACCCGAACCCTATAAAATATTTAAATTAAGTAGTGACTTTTCACATCTAGTAAACGAAACTTGGAATAAACAAATAGTTGACGCAATATATGAAGATTATAATATTTTTAAAAATGATGTTATTGGGTATCCATGTCATACACCAGATACTGCCCATTTAAATGAACGCGGCTTAATACTTTTAGCAGACATGATTATGAATGAGATAGATAGATTAGAAGGAGATATAAAATGAAAGCACTTGTATGGAGTAAAGAGATGTGTCCATATTGCGATAGAGCAAAAGCACTACTCAAACAAAAGGGAATTGAATTTGAAGAAAGAGTTATTGGGAAGGGCTGGACTAAAGAACAGTTAGTTGAAGCTATTCCAAACGCAAGAACAGTCCCACAAATATATTTGGGTGAAGAATATGTTGGTGGATATACAGAATTAAAAGCAAAATTTGACAAGGAAAATATAGTATGAATTATGTAGTAGATGAGATTTATTCGTTTAAATTAAATAGTGGTGAGGAATTAGTAGCAAAAGTCGTTAATGTTGATAGTAATACTATTACAATTAGTGACCCAGTAAGCATTGCCCCAACACAACAGGGCATGGGATTGGTACCCAGTATGTTTACTTCAGAACATGGAAATGTACAGCTAAATACTAATAGTGTCGCATTAAGCGGAAACACTGCTGAGTCAGTGAAAACTAAGTACATTCAAGCAACAACTGGTTTGACTGTACCTGATAAAAAAGTAATTATGGGGTAAGTTTATGGCAGGTGGAATAGTAAGAATGGCAGATTTTTCAGTTCCTGGTTTAGGATTTGTATTAACATTACCAGGCACAGTAAAAGCAAATGGGCTAGATGTAGCACGATTGCCAAGCATTATTACTCCCCACTCTCCGTACCCTGATAAAAAACCAGCAACACTGCCCTTACACGAAGTTTGCTTTGGGTTTTTGACAGGCTGGAGTGATACTGTTTATGCTGATGGTCATAAAGTTTTAATGGCAGGTGCTACATGTACATGTTTAACTCATAGTATTAATATGACTAGTCCGGATGTTATTGTTTCATGACAACAAACAGTTCGACTACACCATTAACAGTAAACGTAATATCAAGTTTACTACAAAGTCAGGGATTTTACATTAATCCAACTGCTGCTAGCTATGTTGGCACTAGCGCTAATAACGCAACTTACACTAGTGGTGCTATTGTCAACGACACATGTTTGTTTTGGTTAACAAATGCTATTAATGTTGCCTATCAAAATCTTGGTAATAATGTTTCTACTACAACATATGACAATTTAATTAGTATAGGAGCACAATCTATTCCTGCCCTAGGCAATAGCAAACCTCCTACATATATTATTGATGATCCTAGTGGCAACTGGCAAGGACAAGCAAATACAGGCTTTGGTATAAGCGGCAATACAGATCATGGACAAGATGCCACGTGGGTTCCATATCTTAGTGAAAATCCCAACGTTGGTGTAACCCAATGGGGATTTATACGTTTGTTGGCACTACAAGCATATAACGAGTTTTATTATAATGCTGCCGCTGATAATGATACTAAAATCGTCACAGCCACAAATCCTTCTTATAAAGATTTTTTAACAACATTTTATTCTTGTTATGGATATACTCAGACTAATAACACAATTATATATCCTATTCAAAATTCTTTAACTTTCCAAGATGGTACCTTTAGTAATCAAAATGATAGCATTACTGCTGACTTAACAGGAGTAAGCTTAAGTCTACAAGATTTTGGTCAAGACTTAATTAACTTAGGCTTAGCATTAAACATCAATCGTATTGACAGTTTTGGTTTACCAAGCACACTTTTACAATTGCTTTCACAAAATAAAGCTTTAACACAAGATGTTAATTTGGCATTATTATCTGTTGGCTTGTCAGCAAATGAAATCAATGATATTGCCAATCAAACTGTTGTAGCAACTACAGATCAAGAACAAAAAATTTATGCTGCCTTTTTAATTATAACTGGATCAACATTAAGTCAAATACTTGTCACACTAAGTTGTAAAACAAAAGGTATTACTTCATTAGCAGATTTGTTAAATGTTAAAAAATTATTTCCAATAAGTTATACAACATTAACAGTGCCAATTTATAACACTACACCTGGGTTGCCAACTAATAGCAAAACTTATTATCTATTGTTTATTGATGAACAATTAAACCCACAGTTAACAAGTGCGCCAGTTGCTGCTCAAATTCCACCGGTCACGCCGCCATTGCCTCCAAGTACTCCAGTACCAGTAGCAACACCGGTACCAGTACCAGTAACATCAAGTACAGTAGCAGCATCCGCAATCACAACCGACGGTGGAGTTTCTGGACAAGGGTTTTCACTAAAAACTTTTAGTGGTCAAGTTTACAACGTGTCGCAAAGTTAATATGAGTGATTTACTTAATTTTCAAATTCCAGTTGGAGGCTTTGGTAGCTATGTTCAAAACATATTACCAAGTGACCAAGCTGTATTGGCTGGAGCATTCAGCACATCAATGCTACAGATTAATGGAATACAAAATGTAAATTTACAAAGATTTGCTCAGGTCGTGTTTAGTTGTGAAACAACTTTAGATTTACCTTTGATATCAGGTACAAATGTTCCCACTGATCAGTTAAGTGCTGCTAGTGCTTTAGGTGTAATAGCATTGGGTGGTGGCCCATATGGCACATATACAATGAGTAACTTCTTTGGAGCGATGAGTGGTTTACCCTATCCTTTACAGGCAGTGCATGATGGTATACAACAATTACAAACAGATAAGTTGGCAAATATCTATATACAATTGTATTTGGCGGTAAGTTGGCAACAAGCTACTGCTACAGCAACGATAACATTCTCGGGTGGTAATTATAGTCTTACAGGATTTACGATCAATAATCCAAGTGGTGGATATGGAAGAGGTACTGCCCCAGCCCCAACTGTAACTGTAACAGGTAGTAATAGTTTTAGTGCTACTGCTACTGCAGTAATTGGTGATGATCCCACAGATTTATCAACATACGGAAAAATAACAGGATTTACAATTACTAATCCTGGAACACAAGCAGGTAATCCTGGCACAACTACAACACATATTCAAGCACCACCCACAGCAACTCTGCCTGTAAATAGTGACGGCTCATTTAATACAGGCGGAACTAATACAGCATATGGCACTACAGGTTGGACTGGCGCAGGCATAGGCATGGATAGTGTAGTACAAGCTTATATAGATCAAGCTAACGCTGAAATAATTGCTATATCAACATCAACTATTGACAACTTTAATGCTGCCAATACTTTAAATACAAACTATAACGCAATAGGCACAGCACTTAAACAAGAACAAAGAGCAAGATATAACGCCTTGCCTCCTGTTCCTGTGCCATATAACAATTACACATCAAGTTATCCTGGCGCAATTTATATGTTTGCGAATTTCTTACCAGTGTTTGCTAATGATACTGCTCCTAACATGTCAGTACAAACATTAGAAAACATTAGTGACATAAATTTAACAGGTGGACAAAGTATTATTGGCGCAATGCGTGAACAGCGCAATCAAGCAAGATTACTTCAAGTTGGCATACCTTTACAAAATTACATACCAAACGGTCTTACACAACAACAATTAGCCTCATTGTATGTTAATGGCACATTGCCAAACGCTGTTGATGGAATACCTAATCCCGGTACAGGTACACAAAGTACATTTACCGCATATCCAAATCAACCAACTAGTCCATCACCAGCAGCACAAATAAACACATCAGTAGCAACAGCAGTAAATGGATTGGTAATACCAAATACAGCTACACCATTGCCAATTTTAAATAATAACAGAACGGGTCTAGCAGCACTTAACACAGTGCCGTTAAATATAAACGCAGCATATACTTCAAGTACACTTTCACCAGCGAGTTTTAATACAAGTGCTGCCATACAACATGTGGTAACATGTAATTGTGATTGCTGGTTAAGTTAAACCCAAAAAAGTTTGAATTTTATTATTTGATATGATAGAATGTTTTACACCTTAAAATTTTAAGGTACATAGGAGGTAGAAAATGGAAACAGTTCTAAAGACTATGGTTTTATTGTTAGGAACTTGTCTTACTGTTTGTTTGGTAAGTCAT